TCACCGGGCGTGTGCGAATCAGGACACGCGCAGGACACGGGCGCCGCGCTATGCGCCGCGCTATGCGCCGCGCTATGGGCCTCTGGAAAGGACAAGGGGTTGGTGTGATCCGGCAGATGGTCTGGTAGGGAAGCGGGAATGGGCGGGAAGGGCCGGGAAGATGCGGCCGGAAAAATGGGTAAGTGGTTGAGAGGAAAGGGGAAACCGGACCCTTGAAGAGGCCCCTGAGACCCCAGAACCCCACCCCGAGCACGCTTCGGTTCGGCGACACTTGGTTTGAGGGAGCGGTGTCGCGTTCCGGCGCGCCGGCGGGCCCCGCACCTGGCAGTGCCTTTACCTATGAAGAGCGGTGCCGGCAGAGGACACACAAAGCGCGCCAGTTCTGGGGGCGAAGTGTCGCGCGAAGTGTCGCGCGGGCATCAATCACGAGATCATGGCCTAAGTGCCTGAGGCACAAGACATTTCAGCCCAATCGGTGCCCGCGCCAGCATTCCACTATGTGGAAGAACTGTCGCGCGAACTGGAGCGCGTGCAACAGTTCTTCCGGCCGAGTTGTTACAAATGGGCCGCCGGAAACGCCGGTCCGAACTGCCCCAAGGCCCGCACGCAAGCCGGGTTCAACCAGGCCGCTTCGGTGCGCTTGACGGTCCCGTGGCGGCCCGCGGCGAGGGCCTGCGTGCGGTGCTCCTGCCAGCCCCGCAGGCGGCGCGTGTACAGCTCGTTCGGGTGCCCGCACAGGACCACCATCCCCTCCATGCGGCCAAGCGCGGTAAGCAGCTCGACGTGACCCTGATCGTCGAGCTCGTGCCGGTAGCACTTGCTGCTCATCTGCCGCGTCCCGAACAGATACGGCGGGTCGACCAGGTGCAGCGTGTCGGGCCCGTCGTGCAGCGTCATCACCTCGAGCGCCGGGCGCTGCTCAATGATGACGCCGGTGAACCGTTCCGCCACTGCGCGCAATGTAACCGGGTAACGTGACCAGCGCGCGTGGCGCGCGCCGGCGCCCGCTTGGGTGTCTACCCCCCAACCGGTGCTCCCCTTTGTGGCGCCGGCTGGCCCGAAGCCCATCATCGCTCGCACCAACGTCCTGCGCGCGCGCTCCACGCGGCTGCGCGCCGGCTTCCACGCCAGGCGGAACTCCGCCCGCGCAAAAGGCGTCGCCTTCAGCCATCGGATCAACTGCGCAAGTGAGCGCGGGTCACGCAGGGTCCTGAACACGTTGACGATGTCGTCGTCGAGGTCGTTGTAGATCTCCACCGGGCTGCGCGGCTTGCGCAACAACACGCCGGCAGCGCCGCCGAACGGCTCGATGTAGACCCGATGCGGCGGCACGAACTGCAGCAGCCACGGAGCCAGCCTGAACTTTGCGCCGTGGTACACGAATGCCGGACGAACCGGCGTTGTTTCGGTCCCTTTTCTGACCATCGATCGACCCCATGCTTGGGCTACGATGCCTGCGCCATCGCGATGGTGGCGGGGCCTCGGCCCGATCGCAGGGCTCCTCTGCGGGAAGGCGGCCGTGCAGGGTGCCCCAAACACCCTGTGCGGTCGCCCCGTCTTTGGCGCCGCATCAACGGCGCCTCCAGATGCCTTCGAGGTGCTGCTGAAGCACCCTCACCAACTCGGCCCGGTCGTCGACCGATGCGCCCAGGAACGGCCTGGCCGGAATCGTCACCTGGCGCTTGAGCACGAAGTGCACGACGCCCTTGTCGGTGCCCATCACGAACTGGCCCTTGAGCGTCTGCCACACATGCAGGCCGGGGAACCGGCGCGGCGATCCGGCTTCGCGCGCCGCCGCCGTGACAGGGATCGCGAGGAACGGGCCCTTCTTCGCGCGCACGATGCCGCCGAACTGGTGGATCGCCGCGTAGACCACGTTGGTCCCGACCGTCGCACTGATGCGATCGGCGGAGTACGTGATCGAGTTGCGCAGTCGCCGCGACAGGCTCAGCGTCTGCCCGCCCTCGTGTTCGGCACGCCCGCTTCGCTTCCACTCGGTGCCATCGGGCGATCGCGTCTCCCTGAAGCGCAGCTGCGCCGCCGTCTTGAGCACCCGGCCCATGCTCTGCATCGCCGGGGTCATGTCGCCCGACAGTGGCAACGCCATGCGCAGCCGCGCGAGCGCGAGCGAGACCTCTCGGTCGTCGATCTGGAATTTCGTCTCCAGCGGCATGGGGGGCGCTACACTCTCACTGCGAGGTGACGTCGCCCAAGGGGGCGCTTGGCGCTGCGGCTGCAGCGTCGGGGCACGCGGGAAACATCGCCATCCGCCGCCCTCGCACCATTCACACGCTGCCGCGCACCAGCGCGAACCGTTTGCGATCGCGCAGTGCGTCGACGTTGAGCGTGGCCGCCGAGCGCACCGAATTCAGCGTGCGCCGGTGCTCACCATAGTCGATCGCCACCACCAGGCGTGGATTGCGCTCGTCGCCTTCCAGCACGTAGTGCAACCGCCGGCTCACCTTGTCGAAAAGCACTGCGGTCGGAGCCATCAGGTCGCGGCTGAGTGCTCGCCACTGGCCTTTGGAAAGGGCGTCCTCGCTGCGCGCGTGCCGGTCCGCCTTCGTGCCCTTCATGAGCCGCGAGTCCAGCGTGATCGCCGCACTCTGAGGCGCGATCCCGCGGCCCTTCAGGAACACCAGGTCATCGACGGACAGGCCACCCACGATGCGCCAGCTCGAGTGGGGCTTGTCGTCCTGCAGCACGTGGTCCACCCACTCCTCGTGCGACGAGTGGAACGCCGCCGCCTCGGCCTCGGACAGGGTCTTCATGAGGCGCGCCCCGACCGTCGCATCGCCCTCCGCGGCCTTGTTCATCAACGCATCGGTCACCTGCTGCACGCGGCTCGCGCCCGGGTTGTAGTCCCACCCAGGGTCGATGCCCTTGGGCACCTGCGTCACCTCGCCGGTGCGCGGGTTCGTGTACTCGCGCTTCGGCGACGCCGGCGCCTTCTCCGCCACCTCCATCCCCATCTGCTGCACCTGCGCGCCGCTCAGCTGGATCACGCCGCAGCGGCAGTTCCACCCGTTCGGTGGCATGTGCGAGTCCCACCACGGATCGTCGGCCGGCAGCACCGTGCCGTCCCAGGCAGCGTGCTCCTCGCGCGTGCGGCCGTCGTCGACGGCGTCGTACATCAGGTACGGGGCCTCGGCCTTCGTCTGCTGGATCTGCGCCCAGTGCCCTGCCTGGTAGGCCGCCTGCAGGTTCACGCGAAAGATCGTGCGCAGCCGCCTCGCGCTGCCGAGCTGCACCAGCTTCTTCTCGCCCGTGGCCGGGTCCACCATCTCCGCCTTGCCCCACCACCCGGCCTGCACGAGACGCGGCTCGAGCTCGTCGCGGAACTGCTCGAACGTCTGGCCATCAGCGATCGCCTTGTCGACGGCCGCCTTCGTGTCGCGCAGCAGGTCGACGTTCATCATCTTCGCCACCGTGAACGCGGCGTCGTGCTCCTGCTGCCACACGTCCTGCCAAGCGAACGACGTGGCATAGCCTTTCTGGCGGAAGAACTCGAGCGCCTCGCGCGGCGGCAGGTCGAAGCGGGCTTCCGGCATCGTCTCAGGCCAGCTTCAGCGCCACGAGCCGGGTGGCGTTGTTGCCGCTGCCGTTGGCTGCAAGCGCGGCCTTCATCAGGTTGTTCGCAGAGCCGGCGCTGGTCGTGGCCTGGATCTTGACCGTCGTGGACAGGGCCAGCGTCACCAAGCTGGTCAGCACCATGCTGACGCTGTGAGGGTTCTGCGAGGGGTGCGACTGCTGCGTGCTCGCGAAGTGCGTGACGAGCCCATCGCTCAGCCGCGCGTAGTACGTCAGCAGCGTGGTCGCGTTGCGCACGCAGGTCACCTGCGCCGTGAGCAGCCAGGTGCCCGCATCGAGCGTCAGCGAAGGGCCGTCGACCCAGACGTTCGACGTCGGCATCTGCACGTCCGCGGCGAGCGCGGCGGTGAGCTGCTGCAGCACCCCTGACGGCGATTGCCACTGCACCGCGTAGTCGGTCCCCGACGACTTGGCGAGCACCTGGCCCACGGTGCCCCCCGCCGGCAGGGCGCGCGTGAACAGCGCCTTGATGTCGGCACCGATGGCCGTCGCCAGATCGGCGATGCGCGCGACGAGGTCCACTGCCGCAGGATCAGGTCTTGGCGGTCACGTAGGTCGCCACGAGATCGCTGTCGGGCTCGCCGACGCCGATGTTCGAGCAGGCCTGCGTCTTCTGCGCCGCGCTCAGCGCCTGCGCGGCGTCGTAGCGCACGCGGTTGCCCAGCGCAGTGGCCGTCGTCGCAGCGAAGCTCGGGTCGTTGTTGATCGCTACCGCGAATTCGGCCAGCGTGTCGAGCGCCGTGGCGGCTCCCGCGGTGAGCTGGTCGATCACCGCCGCCTTCGCAGCCACGATCTCGTCGAAGATCTTGTTCGCCGACCACGTCACCGTCGTCGCGCCATCCCCGAGGGCGTCGTTGATCTGAACCCCGCCGCCGCCGACGAGCCCGAGCACCTCGTTGATCGCCGCCACCAGGCTGGTCTTGTTGGCGGTGGCCAGGGCCGTCAGGTCTCCGTCAGCCAGGCGCAGCGCCTTGATGTCGGTGCCGATCGCATTGGCCAGATCGATCAGGCGTTGAGCAAGAGTCGCCATTTCGCGTCCTTCAGTTCTTCGCGAGGATGTAGTAAGCCAGCGGGTCCGAGGCGCTCAGTCCGAGAGCCTCCTGCAGGTCAGTCACGTCGCCGGCGGCATGCTGGTGCGCCAAGGGCGGGCGCGCATCGCTCAGCCGCGGGTCGTCGACGGGCACCGGCGCGGACGTGAAACGCGCCACCTGCACCACGCGCGCGACCGGCTTGACCACCTGGATGATCGACTTCACGGCTGCGTCACTCCCCTGCTGAACACCACCGAACCCTCCGCGTAGCGCACCCGCTTGCCAGCGCGCACGGCCAGGATGTCCCAGTTCCCGCGCGTGAAGTCGAGCGTCGCGGTTCGCGTGTACGGCATCACCAGCTTGAACACGCCGCCCGCCGCGTCGACGATCACGATGCCGCCGTTGCCCGGCGTCAGCTCGGCCACCAGGTTGCGCGAGGAGTCGCGGATCTGGCACTTCAGGTCCACGCCGGTGAGGTCGGCCGGCGCCGACACGCCCGATTCGCTGGTGTCGATCCAGCGGAACTCCTGGTCCCAGTCCGCGTATTGCTCGATCACCAGGTCCTGCGTCGTCTCGGCCATCAGCGCCCACCTCGCCGGCCGAGCAGGCCACGCAGCTTCGCGCCGAACGTCCTGCGCTGCGCCATGCCCCGGCCCATCAGCGCGCCCGCGAACGTCGCGCGCGCCACCGTCTCCACCGCCGCGTCTGCCGGAGGCCGCTCGAGCAGCTCGTCCAGGCGCTCCCGGAACTGCACCAGGTCGCCGGTCTCCTCGAGCATCGAGATCAGGTCCTCGAACTGCTTGCCCATCAGCTCCTGCCAGTGCCCGGCCAGCTCGTCGGCGGCGGCCGCGAGCGTGTCCTGTTGCGCGCGGTTGAACGCACGCTGCGCGCCGGCGCGCTGCAGCGGCAGCCCTTCGGCGAAGCGAGGGTCCTCCTCGTCGGCACCGGGCGTCTCAGCGGCCGCGCCAGGCGCGGCGCCCCCGCCACCAGGCGCGCCTGGCAACAGCTCTTCCGGTACGGGCTCCGGCTTCCTGCGCGTCCACCCCTCGCCGTAGGTGTCGAGCATGTACTCTTCGCTGGGCTCCCAGCCCATGTCCACCAGCGTCTTGTCGCGCGTGGCGCGCTTGGCCAGGTCCTCCGGCTCCTCGAACACGCGCTCGAGCTTCGGCAGCCCGGCGCCGGGCATGTTGTATTCGACGATCCACCGCACGATCGTGTCGTTGAGCGTCTCGTCCAGCTCGCCGGCGTCGTCGACGGCCACCTCCAGGCGCACGTCGTTCTGCACGTCAGCCTGGCTGCTGCCCAGGCCCGTAGCAGCGGCGGTGGTGCTCATCGTCTCGCCGAGCACCGCCTTGCTCATCTGCTCGTCCATGTAGCGGACGAGCTTCTCGTAGGTGTCGACGCTGCCCGTGCGGGTGGCCTCGAGCAGCTCGATCAGCATGCCCTCGGGCACGATGATGCCGGCGTCCTGCGAGATCTTGCGCAGCGCCTCGAGCAGTTGCTTCTGCTCCTCATCGCCGGCGCCGTTCGGGTAGCGCCCCACCGCGGTGGGCGAGCCGAACTTGTCGGCGAAGGTCAACCAGAACGTGATCGTGTTGCGCTTGAAGAACACCGGCCAGAACAGCATGCCGCCGATGCCCGCGCCGTAGGGGCTGTCGTCGTCGGCGCCGCGCCGGTGCACGATGAACTTGCGGTCCGGCAGCGG